GAGAAATCCTAGGAAAGCTGTCGTAGCTTGATAGACATATCTCTAGAGATGGAGATTGCCTATGAAAAGCAACGAAAGTGACTTTCTAGAATTGGCAAGGCGCATCTATTTGGATGCGTGTCTGCATTGCGTCGCAAAGGTCTCCAAGCGTGACTTATTAACTATTAAGTCGCGCGTTCAAAAACAGGGACTATCATTTTTGACGATAATCCTTCCCGATTTCTGTGCAGATTTTGAAAAAGCTCTGCACTTAGGTCGAGTCGACCCAACACTCTTCAGATACTTCAGAAAGAGTGGAGCAATTCCTGCATTCCTGCAAGACATGCTCAGTCGTATTTTTGATAAAGAGACAGGGAGAATAAAAGATGAAAACCCCCAAGTTCATGCTCCGATTATCCGTAGTGTCAGACAAATTTGTCTGGCATTTAAGAAAACGAAGCTTCCTTGCGCTCCTTCACGGATGCGTAAGGCACTTGAAGGATTCGTCACTATTGAGACGGATCTCAACGACCTACAGTTTCCGGAATCTGACACATCCAAATTTAAGGATGTATCATTTGTTCTTTGGAGTCGTACTATCATCCGGATGGATCTTAGTACAATGTCTCCAAAGCACGGTCCCGGCAATACGGCCGAACGGTGCTCCCCTAACGGGAAGTACCGATGGAAATATTGGTGCGATCGTCTTGAACCTTACTTTCCTCTTGTTGGTCACGGCTTTCCGATATCAATTGGATCGCTTAATGACCGATTTGAGGAGTTCGAGCAAGTTAAGATCGCTTTTTCGGAAGAGGAGCCCCCCTCGCGGGTGGTTCAAGTACCGAAGACGTTGAAATCACCCCGTACAATCGCTATCGAACCTGCCTGCATGCAATATGTGCAGCAGGGAATTCGGGATCAGCTTTATCAGATACTCGAATCCGATCCTCTAACTCGTGGTCACATTAATTTTGCTGACCAGAGCATAAATCAGAGGTTGGCGGTTGCGTCCTCGACTGACGGTCGATTGGCAACAATTGATCTGAAAGATGCTAGCGATAGAGTTCCTGTCGAACTTGCACTTTCTATGTTCGATAGTAACCCAGATGTAAGGGATGCTATTCGCGCATGTCGGTCCACGAAGGCTGACTTGGGAGACGGGCGTATAGTCCATCTTCAAAAGTTCGCCTCTATGGGTAATGCTCTCTGCTTTCCAGTTGAGGCCATGTATTTCTACACTATATGTGTAATGGCTTTGCTGGATTGGCAGAATCTTCCTGTAAGTCGCAGCAATATTGAAAAAGTTGCTGCCGACGTCTTCGTCTACGGGGATGATATACTTGTCCCTGCGGACGCTGCGATCGTGGTCTTCGATTATCTACAGAGATTTAACTGTAAGGTAAACGAACGCAAGACTTTTTATCGCGGATTTTTCCGTGAATCTTGCGGAGTGGATGCGTATGGCGGTGTAGAGGTAACACCTATCTACATCACCAGGCCTCCACCTGAAGGCCTACAGAATTCATCTGAGATTATCTCTTGGATAGCAACTGCGAACTCACTATACAAATATGGGTTCGCAAATGCAGCTTCTTTCATGTTTAAACGCGTGGAAGACGTCATCGGCAAACTGCCGTATCTCCCGGAGGAATCAGGTGGACTTGGCAAAGAGCACTGGGGAGTTAACGATAAGAAGGTTTTAAGGACTTCTCGTCGTTACCAACGTCGAGAAATTCGATGTTGGACTGCCCAGCCCGTATATAGGAGTGATCCTATTGATGGCTTTGCTGCGCTCTCGAAATCTCTTGCGAAACTAGCCAAAGAGCTAGATCCGTCTAGAGACGTTAAGCCACTTGAGCGTTCTGTGCGGCACGGCGCCGCCACTTTAAAACGCCGTTGGATTCCCGTCTGAACATGGCGGGTATGGGCAATTGCCCTAGAGGGGGTTACTTACCTCCCTTGTAGCGGATAAGTGGGTGAGAGCCCCGCTGTGGCATAGGAATCACGGTAGGTTAAACCGTGTCCTTACTGCCTCAGAATGGCTCAATTCCCACTCCCCTTATCGGGGGATTCGCGCTTGGGGGTAGGTGCAGTGC